AGATGATCGAAGTACTTCATGTACATCTCGCCCCTGAAGAAGGAAAACTTCGCGATCTCGAAGTTCGTGTAGTAGGTGTTGCATCCCCACTTGCCGTCGATAAGCCTCTCCTGAAGAGCGGGGGATGTGATGTCATGCTTCTGCATGAACTCCTTCGTTGCGTCCCACAGTCCCAAAGTCACATGCTCGTGATCCCCATCTTCATCCCGCATGAACGCATACTCGTGCCCGTTCTTAGCCATCCGCTCGAACGGATCGTAGTTGATGGGCGATAGTAGGTAGGAATCGGAGTCGAGCCGCCAGTACCACTCATAAGGAAGAAGACGAGGATCCCTGTAAATGCCGCCCGAGTGAAACCTGCACATGTGGCGGTATCCCATCCAGCACTCGGATAGGGACACTTCGTACTTGCTTGGGTCGGTGGAAACGCCATCGGGCATCTTGAAATCAAGATACTCGAACCTGATGTTTGGGATGACCCCAACTCCGATACTGAGTTCTTCGTGATGTCGTCGTGGAAGACGATGATCGGATAGTCTTTGACCTTGCAGAAGTTCTTGCACAGCAGGACAAGGCTCCTAAACAGCAAAGGGAGATCCCTCGTTCGCGACATGTAAACGATGACTGCTTTCTGTGTCATTATTGCCTCATCGAAGGGGTGAGTGTGATGTACGGTATCCCGCAAAAAGACAAGAGTCAAGTCGCTTGTTGCTGCGCACGAACATGGGATTTCAAAAGTTCTCCAAATGTGTCAACAAGACCCCGACGAAATCCACAAAGAGGCAAGTTCATCTGTAAAGATTCGCCGCAGTAAAAGGAGAACCCATCGCGTTCGATCTGTATTGGTACGCGGTGATTCCCAAGTTCGTTGATCTGCGATGCAATTTCTACCAACGAGTGTTTTTCTTTGTACGAGCAGTTTACTTCTTTTGGTGCGTGTTTTTCATTCAAATGCCCATCCACTACAGACACCAAGTCCTTCATGTAGAAAAAGTCCATGATCTTGTCTGAATGAACTTGCATGGGTTCATTTTTCAGATAACGGTGTATGTTGCTTCGGATAAACCTAGTGGATAGTTCGTTTTCATCAAATACACCAAAAATTCGTATGTTGTGGCAGTCTGGTGTTTTTTGGATTGAATTCGCAATAACTCTTTTACTCAATCCATACGGAGTATCAGGGCTAAAAATTTCTGCACCCGATCCAAACGAAATGAGTTTGCCGAACTTGTTTCTGTTTGCCAACAGGTTGTAGTGCATCCGCAAGTTCATTTCGGCAATGGACGAATCGTCTACTTGGAGTCTGCTCCCGCCCATGATCGCGGCATGAATCACGACATCGAACTTTCTACTCCGAAACCAATCCCATGTCTGTGATGAATCGGCAACATCAAAGTCAGCACGAGTGACTGTGGTCACCTGATACCGATCTCTCAAGCCCAACAGGAGGCTTTTGCCGATGTAACCATTTCCGCCTGTAATCAAAATGTTCATTTTTCTTTCGAGTAATCCGCAAATTCGACAAGAATCGTGTTCTTGCCGTCAGTCCGCGATAGAGCGTATTCGTATGCAGGAACGATCTGTTCTGGTTCGTGAAGTTCAATCACATCAATGTTTTTGCACATTTCCCTAAAGGCTTGTGAGAAATTTCCTTTGTGCTGGCATTGGGGATCGACGGGTCTTACGCTTCCCACCGCAACACGAATAATCACCCTTGGTTGAAACTTTCCATTAGACATTTCTTTGAACTTGTCAAGGTGATTGACAATCTGATCAACGCCCATCAGCAAAAAATTCCAACGCGGAAAAGTTGAGACAGGGATCATTCCTTCGAGAGCCATTCCATTTGCCAAGCCGCATTGAAAGTATTCCGCGACGGGAAGTTCCATCTTTTTCGATTCTGGCAGGTGCTTCATCGATTCGTACAGACCCGTCCCTTCATACTGAACCGCCTGACCAATGAAGATGGTCTTGGGGTGTTCTGCCAAAATAGACATGGCTCGTTTGAGTTCTTCAAGATATCGCATGAGTGTTTCTTTAGAATTGAACCCGAGTGCCAGCACCTGCGTGTGGATACTTGGTGTTGTCGTACTGGTAGTAGATCAAGTTTTCCTGAATCAACAGACCGCCTTGATACTCGCTTTCGAGATAGTACGGTCGTTCTCGGTTCCATGCCGAGCAAGTAGGAGTGCAAACGGACTTCTTGTTGTCTTCGACTACGAAGGTGATTGGCAGTCTCTTGTTGCGACTGTACTTGTACGCTTCGTGGAACGCACCAGTCTCCGCCGACATGTCGCCAACCCAACACCACACCTTTCCTTTCTTCTCCTGCATAGACAATGCCAACGCTATTCCTGTTGCGATTGACGGGATTCCGCCGACGATGGAACTGCACACAAACTTGTACTCTGGGAAGTTTGCCACCATGGACTTTCCCGCAACGATGTTGTCCCGCATCACTTCCGCAGGAACGCCCTTGAGCAATCCCTGATAGTGATTTCTCCAAGTGCAGCAGACCCAATCATTTTCCACATCCACCGATTTGAAGATTTCGATCATCAGGTCTTCGTTGTCGTGGTAGAGATGGATGGGTGCTTTGATTTTTCCCTGATTGAACAGATCCCCTATCTGCGTTTCAAACAGGATCAAGTCGTGCTTAGTCACCATTGGTTCTCTTTCTGTTTGTGGGTGTACACGGAACTACCAGATGAATCTTTCCTTGTAGTACTCGACAATTTTTGGAAGTTCCATGTCGAACTGCTTGACAGGACTCCATCCCAAAGATCTGAGTTTGGAATCGTCTAGAGAGTATCGAAGGTCTTGTCCTACCCTAGAGAAAGTCAAGTCAACGAATCGATTGATCTCGCAATTGGGATCTCCTGTCACGCAAGAGAGGATCTTACGGACGGTGTCGATGTTCGACTGCTCGTATCCCCCCGAGATGTTGTATGTCTCATTCTGAACCCCCGCGTCGATAATCTTTGTGATTGCCCTAGCGGTATCCTCCGCATGCAACCATGTCCGAATCGGGGTTCCGTTGTTGTGCAGGGGGATCTTCCTCCCCAAATGGAGATACTTGCATGTCTTTGGAACCAACTTTTCAACATACTGCCCGATGCCGTAGTTGTTCGTTGGTCGGACGATCACATACGGCAATCCATGGGTTCTTGCCCATGCCAAGATCAGCATGTCCGCTGCTGCTTTGGTCGCGGAATACGGATTCGAGGGCTTCAGCAGGTCATTTTCGGTATGCGCCCCATCGACGATATCGCCGTACACCTCGTCTGTGCTGAAATGCAACAAAGTCGGCTTTCTGCTATTTTCGGCTCGGTAGGTTTTGATCAACTTCAACAGGTTATGGACACCATTGATGTTGGAGTGAACGAAATCATCGCTGTTGGCGATTGAGTTCCCCACATGCGTTTCTGCTGCCGTGTTGACGACATAATCACACTCATACAAGAAATTCAGATCGTTGATGTCACACCGAACGAACGAGAAGTTCGTGTGGGAGGAAAACTCGTTCAAGCAGTCTTCGTTGGCTGCATAGGTGACCTTGTCCACACCCTTGACATACCATCCCCGCTCCAAGCAAAGGCGAGTCACATAGGAACCGATGAATCCTAAACAGCCTGTCACATAGACAATTTTCACGGTGCTGCCTCCTCCATGTAGCGATCCATCGACCTTTCGACGATGCTAGGCGAGGGCGGGATTCCGTGAGGGAAGTCCCAACGCCTCGACCACGACATCCTGCGGAAGGTCGTCGAGCCGACCCCTGATCGCCTGTTCGAGGATGTCCGCCTCGTTGCCCAACGATTCGAGCATCTGAATCAGGAGTTCCTGCTTCCGTGCGTCCGAAACGGTGGTTTCGCTCTTCTGCAAGACATAGAACCTACGAGATTCCGTGATCAGGGTGGTGTACGAGAGACCATCGGGAGCCTCATCCTTCTTGTAGGGAGGCACGACATCCGTGTAGGGTCGCGCGTAGGGAGTGTACGCCATGTGATAGATGAGAGCGAACGGGCGAGAACCCTGGTTCTCCTGCACGATTCGGATCTTCTCTTCTCGCGACTTGGCTTCCTTCAGTTCCCTGAAGATATCGATCATCTGCTTCATGTCTCAAAACTCCTGTAGGTCTTCCATGAGGAGACCCATGTTGTTGGAGACGAAGTATTCAAGAATCTTCGTCTTGTTTCCTTGAATGGGACGCTCGTATGCCTCCATGATCGCTTCCTCGTGTTCGAGAGGGATTTTGAAGAGGCTGACGAGCCTTTCGTTTCTATCGTAGTTGTCCATCAGGGCTGCGTTCTCTTCCTTCCTGACCCAAGACGGGGGAGGATCGACCACCCATCCGTCGAGTTTCTTCTGAAAGAGAGACTTCTGTCGCTTGCCTTCGGTCACGAAGGTATCGGAATCGGAGAGGAAGTTCGGAACACCATCGCCGCTGTCGCCTTCCATGATCTTGGAGATCAGGAATCGTTTGGGATCATCGCATACGAGCCATTCTCCCTTGATGTGGTTCCATTGGCGGACGGAAGGGAACAACTGCAACTGTAGGAAGTCCTTGTCGGTCGAGACGATGATGATCTTCTGTGTCTGCCACAGCCTCTTGCACAGGATCCCGATGATGTCGTCCGCCTCGCACTTCTCCACCTTCATCGTGCGATAGGGAAACGCCTTCTCGACCTCCTTGCGGATGGTTCGGATGTTCTCGAAGATCTTGTCCCAATCCACCCCCGAATCATCGCGCTGCTTCTTCCGATGCGCCTTGTAATGGGGGAAGATGTCCCTGCGCCAGTAGTTCCCCGCATCCCAGCACAAGACCATCTCCCCGTGTTCGGAAAACCTCTTGCGGAGGTTCTTCAGGGAGACTACGAACATGTGTCTCGTGAGGTCGAGGTCGGTCGGAGTTTCCTTCGCCTCGCTCATGATGTCGCGGATGATGATTTGGCTTGCGTCGATCAGGATCATGATTCGCCTCGTATCTAGGCGCATCCTAGCCAAGAAGGCGTTCGACCGCTCGGAAAACTTGTTCTTTCCGAAGCAAACGGTCTGCT